TTGGACGTGTAGGAATTCCCTTCATGGATGACGATCTCCAACGGCTCGTAGCTGTTCGCGCTAGACCACTCCGGAGGGTCGGCGAACACGGGCACGTAGCGCATGCCGGTATACTCGTATCCGGGGCTGGTCGGGCACGGAACGCCCGGCATTCGATCGGTGACGGTGGCGGTGACGCTCGCGCTCGCGCTGCCCGCGCCCACCGTCATGTTCTTCGTGGATTCTGCCATGTTCTTCTCCTTTACCATTTGATGATGAGGTGGCCGTAAGTAGTCGAATCGTCCGGGTTCATTCCCGTGTCGAACTGCAGGAACTGCCAAGTCGCTGGGATATAAGCCTTGAAATGCCCGTCGTCTCCCAGACCGAAGCACACGAACTTGACGATCCTCGCCACAAGGCACTGCAGGTTCGCGTCGATCCAGTTTATGATCGAATCCAGGTACAGATGAACGTACTCGCCGTTCTTGATCGCGTCCACCTCGTTTTCAAGCGCATCTACCTGTGCTTTCAGCTGATTGTAGAACGCCATCAGGTCG